CAACTGTTGGCATTTGTGTAATCTTTGGGATTTCAAATGTCATACCTGCATCAGGAAGCACTCCGCGAGAGATTGCATCGATTGATGGACGGATTGTTGTACCGAGTGGGTTGATGATTTCTGACAATTGACGAGTAGGAACTAAGCCTGCGTTGTCTGTTGTGTCATCTGCTGCGCGTAGGTATTGACGAGCTGACTCATCACCTAGTGCTGCGCGGATTGTTTGTTCAGCGTACTTTCCTGCTGTGATTTCAATGCGTGGCTTTGTGTAAGCCATTGCTGTTACAGTTGGGCGAGCAGCTTCAACCGCTGGTGCTTCAACTGGTGTTGCTTCGACGGCTGGAGTGGTATTTTCCACGTTGGCTATCTCGCTTTCTGTTGGTTTGGTTTCGGATACAGCTTCTTCTACCTTTTCGGCTTCTTCTGCTGCGATATCAGTAACCTGAGCAGACTTGAAGGCTGGCTCTGTTACTAAACTTACTTCGACTAAGCGAGCAGCGGATACATAAGTCACGCCACCCTTAATCTTTGACTTTAATACTTCTGCACCAATGCTGAGTCCGGACTGCAATCCTTCTTCTGCCAAGATAAGTGCTTCTGTGCCGCGTTGTGAACGGCTTATAGAAAATACAGCGTCGATAGAATTTTCTGACTCAGAGAAGCTGACGGCTCTTCCCAAAGGTTTCTTTGCGTCATGCTGACTTAATAATTTTATAGACTTAGCATCAGGAATCTCGATTGATCCTGATTCAAAGATTACTTTGCCGTAGTTGGTTGAACCTGCTTCAACATTCAATGGCACAATTTTGCCAGAGATGGTGCGACTAGCGGAGTCCGCTGTAAGTTCAGCCGTAAGGGTTACGATCTGGTTCATTCCATACCATTGCTTCCATTAGGTGATAGGTCTGTCATTTCCATAGCTTGTTCTGTTGTAACGAGTCCAAGCGATAGCAATTTTTCAATTACTGCTAATTCTTGCAACGGATCAACCGCTAAGAAGTTTTTGTCAATGTCAAATTTTACAACGTGTCCTCTTGGAGTTATGTCGTCCATGCTGAGCCTGTCCTGAACCGCGCTGATGTAAGGTTGCAAGGATAGAAGAAGGAACTGTTTCCTCTCGTCTTGAACGTTGGCATAAGTCATTGAATTGTTCATCTCTGCTGAAACATAGTAAGCAGGAACATTGCAAAGACGGGCAATCTCAGTAGCAAGATTTTGGATTGCTTCGTTATACATCATGTCTTTTGGTGAAAATGAAACTGCGTTGTATTCAAGAGTAGATGTCAAAAAAGCAGTTGAACGATTATTTCGAGCATTTTTCCAAGCAGCTAATAATCCTTGAACTTCCTTTGGATCAAGGTCTGCCCCATTGTTTTTAATATAGCCACTAGCCATTGGAGTTTGTGCAGCAATTGCAGCCGCTTTTTGGACATCGATGGCTGCGCGAATTGTTTGAACACCAGTGTTTAAGATTCCAGGAAGCAATGATTGGAATGTGATTAGTGAACCTAATCCGTCCATTGGAAGTGTGTGTCCATCTACTGCATAAGATTTAACAAATGTATTCGTGCTATCAAGTGTAGTGGTTACGCGATTGTTAGCAATCCATTCAAAGCGTGATGGTCGTCCGTCCTCATTGTAGACCTCGACGACCTTCCAGAAAGCTTGCGAATATAGAAGTAGCGACTCGACCGTGTAAGCAATTGTTACTGATCGTGGTTGTGAATATGAAGGTTGCTCTAACCATACTGGTGAGCCAATTTCTTCATTTGTAGATTTGCGATAAAGCTCTAAAGGAATTGCGCCGATTGTGCCTGCTAGAAGATTGCGGCATCGTTGTAATGCTGGAACGCTTAAAGCTTCTTCTCTCGAAACATAAGCATACTGAAACGGCATTGCATAAGGCGAGTATTCGCCTAAAACTTGGGGTGCTGACTGTGCTTCGAGTAAAGGTTTAGTTTGTAGTCCGAATGTTTGCAGTAAGCGACCCATGTTTACATATTAGCACACTTTGTCTAATACTTGACAATTTAAGGGTTTCGTGTCTAGGTGATGATTTGAGGCTTTGGAGCAGGAAGCATCAACTTGCTAACAACCATTGCCAAGCCGATAGGTGCTGAGATGTCACCGGCTGATTTTCTCTTAATAATTCGCCAAGCAGAGTCATTGACCTTAGCTGCGCAGTTATTCATTTGTTGGATCAATTCTGCCTGTCCATTGTGAACCACGCGATGATTGACCAAGCCTTCTAATAAGTCACCACAGGCTTTGTAGAACTGCTGACCTGACACATCCTCTGTCATTACACCAGCCTGAGATAGTCTGTCTGCAATCGTTTGTGTGGCGTATTTGTCAAAGCAGACCAATCGCGGTTTATAGATGTCGCACCAGGCTTTGATGCTAGCTGCCATCTTTAATTCATCAATTGCCATCTGAGAGCTGTAGGTTTCTAGGATTCCGATACCGATTCGACCATCTGGCAATAATTGACCTGCAACCAGCGATCCGTTACGCCTTGATGGGCTAACATCGAATGCAAAGACTGTATAAGCGCCCACAGCCATTTCAAGTGTGTTATCCGATGTTTCTTCCAAGACTCCATGCGGCCAGGGCGATTGCAGCGAGTCAATCCATTGACACAGCGTTTCTGTTCTTGTCTGCTCGATTGGGTTAGTCGCTATTGCTTCTTCAATCGATTCTTTTGTAATTATGTAGCCAAGTGCAGGATTACTGGGTGCAACAGCGCTTTTCCAAAAGTAATCGCTAGTAATGTCAATTTTGCAATACTGAGGAGCACTGTATTCGTAATAGCCAAAGGTTTCCGGCGGATAATCTTTTGCTCGTTCGACTAAGCCATTGAGTACGCTACTGAAATGGTCGCCTGCGTTGCTAGTTAGGAATGTCTGAGCATTTGCTCTGGCTCTTGTTACTGGCACAGCTGCTTTGTAGCCATCTTCTGAGATTTCGCGGATTTCATCAATCCATAAGAAGTCTGCTGTTCGACCACGAGGAGATGATGAGTTATCTGAAATGACATCGAGCGTTGCGCCATTGAGTAGCTCTATTCGTTCGCCACCGTTGGCATAACGGATTGCCTTAGTCATTGCTTTAAGTTCCGGCGTTGATTCTATGATCCAGGCTATCTCTCGAAAAAGCATCAGCGATGTAGCGCGGTTAGCAGACATGATGATGAGCTTCTTCTCGCCACCATAGAACATTCCCCAGATGATTCGGACTCTGCCTAAATGTGATTTTCCGTTTTGACGACTTATCAAAAGCAGCGCGGTCTTGATCCGATATTGATTCTTCTTATTGACCATAAGCATCTGATTGAGGACGAACTTCTGATAAGGCATCAGTTCATCCATCTTTAGACGGTCAATCATCTCTAGAACTTCACTAGCTCTAGATTTGCCCTTGAGAAGTGGGCTGTGAACCCTCGGTTCAGTTGCCCCTCGTAGGGGTTGGACTCTTTTGGGTTTATCTGTCATTGACTTGGATTAGGTCGAATCTTAAACGGACTATCTTGCATGGGTTCGGACTGCATCGGGGATATACGGGATGAAAAGACAGGGGGGGTAGCCGCTTGTGCTAAAAAAACACCCTCATCCTTGCTTGATTTACGCAAATTACAATCACGACACAATACTTGAAGGTTATCCATGTCATGAGTGCCACCGTTCTTACGGCTAATGATGTGATCTACTTGCAAGTTCTCATCATTGCCACAGTACCTGCATTGCCTACCATCACGAGCGAACACTCGCTCTTTGTGGTTGCGATACTTCCGGCTATTGAGTTTATCTAATGCCATCCTTTACGCTTCCAATGATCTAAGGCTTTGCATGTATTGGGTTGCTTACCTTCATGAGTCATAGTGTAGCCATATTTATGTCCAATATAGCGAAGTCCCCAATCTACCTGTTGTAGTGGGTTTGCTGTTCTTAACCACTCACTCTTACCTTGTGGTATTCCATATACTCGATGAGTACCTTCTAAGTTACCTACTGCTTTCCAGTTCCATGCTGATTCTTTTCCGTACAATACAGCTACACATTTGTACAATTTAACTGTTAATTGTCCTTTAGCATATTGCTTAGATGTAATGCGTTTATTAGGATCGTTTGTCGCACTTGCAGCTGAAACCATGTTGAAGCATAGAGCTGCCCCTAACACGATTGCTACCGAGCGAACTGTCCGCTTAGCGGTTCGCTCTGAGCACCTGATGTGCTCTAGCCCTCTGAGTGTACTGGTCATGTCAACTCCATTTCTATAAGTGCTGGTCAGAACGGCGTTTCTTATTTATTGATTTGATCTCCTATAAACTTTGTGTAAGCAGGTGGAATAGATTCAACTAATTCGCCCCATATCATCCAGTCAATTCCCATAGCTCTTTCAGCCTCTGGCATTGTCTTGGCTGTGTGTCCACCACCAGGAATCTCATCCCTCATTGATCCGTAAATCCCAACAGGTCTCCCTTGTTCTTTGTGAAAGCATTGAGTTCCTTGTAATTCAAGATTAGATTCAAATAGCCTGTGTCTGCGTACTTTTAGCCCAAAGGCTGATCCACATAATTGAATAGGGTTGATTAGAGGCGCACCAGGAACATTCTCAATAACATAAGGCTTGCCTGATGCAATGAGTGCTTCACGCACCTCTGGAATCATGTCTATCTTGTCTGTTGATTTACCCTGTGCAACTCTTAGATGCTTTGTGCTGCTATGTGTCTGACATGGTGGACTAGCTGCAATTACATCAAATTGATCTAGGAACTCTTTGTGTAAATAATCCCGCACATCGCCTCTAATGTAAGTAAATGGGTAACGCCTGCCATGTTTGACATCAATGCCTGTAACCTCAAAGCCAGCCATTGCGTAGCCCATAGAAGCACCACCAGCGCCACAGAATAGGTCTAGGAGCTTCATTTATTGTCCGTACTGTAGAACCCTTTACCCTTAAACACTATGCCAGGTACTGAATAGATGCGATTAGCTTGTGCGCCACAATCTGTGCATCGAACTAAGTCATGATCCATAGAGAGTTCAAGCTCCATTTGAGTATTGCAAATAGGGCAACGATATTCATACATTGGCATTAACGGACTCTTCCTATTCGGCTTATTGCTTGACATGCTATTTCACCCCATGCTGCGAGAAATGTAGTTGGAAAGATAGTTTTTTCTTTGCCCTTGTGCATAAATCTGACTTCTGTCAAATCCTGCCATTCAGCTATTCCGTGAGCGTTTTGCCAGACTTCTCTGCGCCATGCTCCTTTTGTGTGGGGCAATAATGCTATGCCATTTGCATGTTCATTCATACGCCTAACCCACGGCAATATGTCAGAATAAGGCGGATTACACCAGACTAAGCCTTTCCAATCTTGACTAAGCCCATCATCTGATTGCGTGAAATAACGCTTTGCAGGTATCCACGGCACTCCGCCAGGCGGTGATGCAACATCTATATCGAACTCAATGCCTAGTAAATCAAATATCCATTTGGGCGTGTAATGATCATTTGTTGATAACTCAGTTTGATCTAAATTAAATAATCCGTCCTGAATCATAATGTGCCTTTCTCACAGGTTTTGCACTCCATTTTCTCAATGATCCAACCACCACATTTATTGCATCTGATGGGATTTAACTCTAAAGGAATCTTGTCATAACCTGATCTGAGCAATAGCTCCACCAAAGCGTGTAACGGTAATAGTGCCGCATACTCAGACACTAATGTCCCTTGACCATTACAGCGAAGAACAACCACCCCAAGTTTCCCACTCTTAGTTGTCCTTGCCTTGCTTTGGCGAAGCCATGCTAGAGGCTGGAACTTAGCAACACCCTTTACTTCCACATCAAATGGAAGGTTTACGATGTCACCAGACGGATCAGCCCCTCTTCCAACCGTAGCGTAATGCCACCACTCCCTCAAGTAGTCAGCGACAAGGCGTTCGGTTGCTAAGCCTCTATTCCTGCGGTGATTCGTCATCAATCTCTTTCGATGTTTTAAGTGCAATATGGCTAACTGCATGACATCTCAAACAGGTAACAAATACCTGGTCATTAGCCTCTGGAGTAATAGCCACAGGTTCATTGCAAAGATCGCAATAGATAACAATATCCTGCGGTTCTGTGAGCCCTCCGCCCAAGATGGTTGCTGTGCCATCATCAAAGATTACCATTTCACCCACAGTTATGCCCTTACCTTTTGTGGTCGCCAGTTGCCTTCCGGACTTATCTCATACCAGATAACATCTTCGCCTTTAGGGCATCGATTCATTTCACCAGTAGCTGCTGCCATGCATTTGAAATGACCCCAAGGCTTGTTAGCCTTTGTCATTCCATGTGCCCAATGCATTTCACCATGAGGACATCGAGGAACATCTTTGTCAGTTGTGCCGCCTATAATGTCCTTTACAACAGCGACTGCCTCAGCTGATGTCGTAGGTGCTGCGACTGTTTTAATAGTCCATGGATCGGCTTCATTTACGACAGGGATATACTCTTTCGGTTTGTCTGCGAGCTTTGTTCTTGCGACCTTAACCATTTCCTCTTTACTTGGTCGTTTACCCTTGCTTGCATAACCAGCATTCGCAAGTGCTCTGCCGATCGCTGAAGTTTCGCAGTTTTCCAATGCGCTAGTTGCATTAACGCCTCTACTGCTAATCGTCTCCTCAGCGAGTCCGCTGGAGAACGGCGTGCTATCAGCGAAAGTACGATAAATCCATGCTTTAACAATGTATCGGTCATTTTGGAAACTCACTAACTCCGTTTCAACGCGGAAATCTGGGAAGTCCTTGATGAACTTCTCTAGTCTTACTTCTACTGTTTCGTAATCATCTAGATTAAACATAAAGTTCATCTGCCTCTGTTTGTAGTTGGACTGCTATCGCCAAATAGGCTATTGCATCGATGTAAGAATCTTCGTGGCTTGGGGTTTCTGTGATTCTTGCGAGCTTGACTTCGACCATTGCAAGAGCAGCTTGTGCGTCTGTGATTGGGTAATCAAGTAAACAGGATAACCTTGCAGCGATGCGACCTTGGTTAATTTTCGGATGACCGTAGATCTTGCCACGATCTTGCATAATGTCGATTGCATTGATGAGTGCCTCTGTTGCTTTCACTTACCCACCTGCTCGTAATACTTACGGACAGCCTTGCGACCATCGACGAGCCCTTGATCGTAGCCAGTTTCCTGACCCCATCTAAAAGTAAAGTAATTTGCTAAGCAAAGTCCAACAACTGTAAGGATTGTTAAAGAGTTCATATAGCCCTTTCTTGCCCCGTATTTCGGGAACAGGAAAAGTGTCGCACAGCTAGTGGGATTTATTCAGTAGATTTTGATAACGAAACGGTAACAATTCTGACCCGTCCATCTGGTCGTCAATGTCACGAATTACATCGTTACCGAGCGCGCCCGTATCTCTTACCTGACACAACAAAAGTACCGTCCTTTTCTAGGTTAATGATGCTGACCTGCACGTTTGTGCCTATTTCCTCAATAATGATGAACGCCTGTTGCCAGTTCATTGTGCCCTTAGTGTAATGAGCCTGTCGGACATCCATGAGATGCCCACCTTCCCAGCCTCTCAGGATACGCCCTATTTTGCCCCCTGAAGCCTCTGTAAAGGCTGATTGACCTGCTCTGTGAGTATGTCCACATATAACGCTAATACCATGCCTACGAGCCGCCTCAAGGGCTGTAAGACCAGGTGTGGGCTTGACGGACTGTTCATCACCATGTAGGGCAATAATGCCTCTAGCGACCGCGTAGGGCTTCTTGTGATAGGTAATGCCTAGTTCATCGAGCTTCATAAACTTCTCGAAGCGCAACTCAGGCAATGCTAAGAACGCTGGAATCTTTTTCATTATGACATTGTAAAGACGGTCTGTGTGATTGCTACGGATCATGTGAGCATCTTTGGTGTGCTCCACTAATGACCAAAGAACTTCGACTGCTTCATCTCTGTCAGCAGCTAGTGTTTGTTCGTACCATCCTGGAGTGTTTTCTGTCCATCGGGAAATCTGTGGTAGGTCGATTTCATCACCGAGAGTGACGACAGAATCGGGGCGTACAGCTTTAATATACGCTGCAACATTTTTTACTGCTATTGGATCGTGATAGGGAACTTGTAAGTCTGGAACTACAACAGTTCTTTTCATTCATCCTCATCGTCATACCAGTCTGGCTCTGGGATATTTGGGTTAATAGGCGAT